GGCACATTTGGCCATGTCCGCCTCGGGGATCGGGTCTTGATTCCTGAGAGCGAGGTCCAAAGGGTGCTGGATCAGTGCCGGGTCGAGGGTGCTGATGCCCGGCCGGCGCGGCCTGCCCACCGGCGCAATCTTTTTGCCCACGCCTAATCCATGCCGGACCTTGCCGCCGATCCGGCCTTTTTTTGTGCCCAAAATTCTCATGGGGTGAATGCCCCAGAGCGAAACACCCCATTGCAGGCCGCCCGGGCCGCCGAGGATTCCGCGCCTTTTCTTTTTAATTTTGAGGAATTGAGTGCGGAGAAGCTTGAAGGCGTCGGGGAGTTCACCGGCGAGCGTTTGCTTGCCCGCAGGCCGGATGCTTACCAGGCGATTATCCGAATGAGTGCCGAGGGGTTGAGTATTTCCGCCCAGGCTCGTGCGCTTGGGGTGAGTCGGAACACGGTTTGCGCCGTGAGGGATCGGGAAGGATTTTCTATAGAGCAGGATAAAAAGGATTTATTGCGGGATGTTCGGCGGGCTGCCCGGCTTTCGGTAGAGAGGGCCATCGAGCTGGTGCCGGGAATCCAGAACGCCAAAGACGCGGCCATCGTGGCTGCCGTCATGATCGACAAGATGCAACTTCTCAGCGGAGAGGCAACTGCCCGGGTCGAGCGGGTCGAGGTTAGCCAGGACAAACTCTCGGAGATGCTGGCCAGCCTGCCGGTCCTCGAGGCCGAGGTGCTGCCGCTAACCGGTCCAAGCGCCGACGCGCCGGAACAAAAGGGGACCGCTGCCCTGCCTGGCGTGATGCCTGCCGGGCTTGGCTCTGATTCGTTATCAGAGGTTCTGACCTCGTTTGCAGATAGAAGCTCGGCGATGTCCGCCACTTTGTCCGCCACTTCGCCCGACGCCGCCGGTGTCGAGCCGGTCGAGGCCGAGGCCGGGCTGGTCGATCAGGAGGGGGGGGAGGGGGTCGCGGATTTTGCACCCCCCCCATCACAACCCACTGGTTTGGGTGCACAGAAAATTTTTGACAAAGGGGTCTCGTCTGCCCCGCAGGACGCTTCGGATTCATCAACCCTACCATGAGCAATAAAAAACAAAAAAACGCCGCGCCGGAGCCTGCTCTGGCTCAGGACACGCCGACGCCTCCCGCGCCGGAATACATCAATGCCCGCCTCCTTGGGCATGAGCTAAACAAGCAGTTCCTCACTCTCTCCGTTCCCGATGGGTCGGGGGGCTTCACTCGGGCACGGATGCGCGTGCCGCTCCGCCTCAGCCATTGCTTCAAAAAAAACGCCGTCGTCCGTGTTCGCCGAACGACCGATCCACTTGTAGTCGAACCCTTTCCCTCGATTTTATGAAAAAACCACCCGTCACCCTCTATACCACCGCCTCGGAATCAGCGGCTTTGTTCCGCCGATTTCTGGAAAAACAATCCCCCCGCATCACCGCTGCCTCGTTCTTGGCTGCCTTTCGCGCCCGCCGCGCAAGGAGGTCCGCATGAAGTCCCGTCTTGTCGTCATAGATACCGAGACCGGCGGCCTCGATGCCGAGCGCCACGCCCTCCTGAGCGTCGCCGCCGTGGATAGCACAGATGGCGAGGCGTTTGTCGGCCTGATCCGCCCCCATGCCGATTGGATTACCGAGCCCGAGGCGTTGGCCAAGAACGGCTTCACCCTTGAGTTTCTGCAAAAAAACGGACGACCCGAGCGCGAAGTCCTCCAAGACCTCGCCCTCTGGCTGGCCCAGCGCCGGTTCAGCATCCTCGCCGGGTGCAATGTCGCCTTCGACCGCGACTTCCTCAAAGCCGCCTTCGCACGCCACGGCATGACCTGGCCGATGCACAAGAGCATCGACCTCCAAGCCGCCGCCTGGCTGGCCTACGAGGCCGGTCGGCTCCCGCTCCCCGAGGGCAAGGACGGCCTGCCCCGCCTCAGCCTCGACCACATCGCCGCCACCATGGGCTTCTCCCGATCCAGCAGCGTGCACAACGCCCTCGAAGACGCCCTCATGACCACGGCCTGCCTCCGCCGCCTCATCGACCGCCTGCCCGCCCCCACCATTGTATGAAAAAAAACGGCCAAGAATTTCTCGAAGTCCTCGACGACCGCGACGCTCGGGCGGGTTGGAAGCTTACGGGCGGTGGCCGCGACATTGACCGCGCCTGCGCCCGCTGGCTCGAAAAACACACCCCCCCCTCCAAAAAGAAAAAACGCCGCTTCGGCAATTACTAATTATGAACTGGATTAAAATGCGTAGCAATCTTTGGAACGACCCCCGCGTCACCAAAATTTGCGACATCACAAACAAGCCTGAGCGCGAAGTGATCGGCTGCCTGTATTGGCTCTGGGCCATGGCCGACGATCAAAGCGTTGACGGGCGGCTTGACGGCTTCTCTGTAGCAGCTATCGACCGCAAGACCGGATTCAAAGGCATCGGAGCCGCCTTGGTAAAAGTCGGCTGGCTTTTAGAAACTGAAGACGGCGTGGAGATTGCACGCTTTGACGAGCACAACGGAGCCTCCGCAAAACGCCGCGCTTCCGAGGCCAAGCGTATGCAGTTCGTTCGCAAGCCCAAGGAAACTTGTTCGCAACCCATGCGAACGGAAAGCGAACACCATGCGCAGCTAGATAAGAATAGAATAGATATATCCCCTATAGTCCCCACAGGGGACATGAATTTGGAAGTCGAAGAAACTCCCAAACCCGAGGAAACACACCCCCACCTCGCCCGGCTCCGAGCCCTCTTCCGCATCCAGCCCTCCACCCCGCTCGATACCTCCTCCCTTCGAGCTTGGGAGAAAAATAAAAAAAGCGCCGCCGCCCTCACCGAAGACGAGTGGCGCACCCTCGAATGGGCTTACCGCCAAAAAGAAGGCCCCGCCGCGCAGTTCCGCCGCAAGGATTTATCTACCCTTTTGAATAACCTTCTCGCCGAAGTCACCCGCTCCGGCGAGTGGGCCACCCGCTCCGGCTACCACCCCAGCGCCGCCGCCACCGCCCCCGTCGAACCCGCTGGCTGGCGCGACCTTATCGAGACCGAACACCCCGAATGCAACCTTACCACCTGGGCCGCTCTCCCCGACAGCATGAAAGCCTGGGTGCGAGAAAAACAACGCGAGCTTTCCGCAGCCTAAACAAAACAAAAACAACATGATCAACTACATCGAAACCATCCAAGAAGCCACCGACGGCCCCCGTGTCGTCACCCGCCATTACCCCGATTGCATCAATGATTTTCTCCGCTGGCAAGTCGGCATCTACACCGCCCGCCCCGTCGAAGAACCTCTCTATGAGACCATTTACGACGAGAATGGCCAACCCATCCTCACCGAGTCCGACGCCATCCAGCATCGCCTCATTGGCTACGAGACGAACCCCACCGTCTTTGTCAAAGTCTTCCACCTCCTCGGCTTCGGTGCAGATTTGAAAATTGCCACCGCCGCCGCCTCACCCAAGCTCGCCGCCCTCGCCGCCTGATGAAAAGCTCCCTACCCGAAAACCTCCTCGCCGAGCGGGCCGTCCTCGGAGCCGCCATCGCCGATGGCCGCCACGCCGATGCCGTCCTCGAAGTCGTGAGCCCCGACCAGCTCACGCACCCCGCCCACCGCCTCATCCTCTCCTGCCTCGCCACCATGCGTCAGGAGGCCCGGCCCGTCGATCTCATCTTGGTTACGACCGAGTTGGAAAAACTCGGCCAGCTCGAAGAGTGCGGCGGCCATCACGGCCTCACCGATCTCGTCCAAGACCTCGCCGTCACGGCCAACTGGCGCTACTACGCCGTCGAAGTCCTCGACATCTGGCGACGCCGCGCCATGCGCTCCGCCGCCCTCGCCATGGCCGAAGCCGCCAACGACCCCGCCCTCACCACCGACGACGCCATGGAGCGGTGCGAAGTCGCCCTCTACGGCCTCCGCGAGCAATCCACCAGGGAAAACCCCGTCTCGCATTGCAAAACCGCCGTCCTCGCCGCCGTCGATCACATCGAGAAAGTCTATGCGAACCGAGGCCAATGCGTCGGCCTTTCCACCGGCATCCACGACCTCGACCGCTCCACCGGCGGATTCCTCGGCGGCCAGATGATCATCATCGCCGCCCGCCCCGCCTGCGGCAAATCCGCGCTCGGGATGCAATTCGCCCTCCACGCCGCCATGGAAGCCGCCGTGCCCACCCTCGTCTTCAGTGTCGAAATGCCCAGCACCGAACTCATGGTCCGCGCCCTCTGCTCCGAAGCCGGGGTCGATCTCCAGCGCATCCGCGACGGCTTCCTCGGCACCGCCCAGCTCTCCGGCGTCGGAGCCGCCGCCGGTCGCCTCGCCCAGGCCAAACTTTACCTCGACGACACCCCCGGCCTCACCGTCGCCCAATTCCGCTCCCGCGCCCGCCGCGCCAAGACCCAGCACGGCCTCGGCCTCATCGTCGTCGATTACCTGCAATTCATGCACGGCAGCAGCAAGAGGGCAGGGGAGAGCCGCGCCCTCGAAGTCAGCGAGATCAGCAAAGCCATCAAGACCACCGCCAAGGAGTTAAACATCCCCATCATCGCCCTCGCCCAGCTCAACCGCGACGCCGACGAAGGCTCCAAGCCCAAGCTCTCCAACCTCCGCGAGTCCGGCAGCATCGAGCAAGACGCCGACACCGTTTTGTTGATCCACCGCCTGGATAAAAACAAAAAACGCGACGCCGACGAAGAGCCCATGGATCACAACACCCTGCTCATCTTGGCAAAACAAAGAAACGGCCCCACCCCCGAGATCAAACTCAACTTCATCGGCCAGCACACCGTTTTCCGCAATGTCACCGAAAAACAATACAGCAACAACCAGAACGAAAGGCAGAAATGAAAACATACTTAGTAAAATGGGCCAACGGAGATTTCTCCGTTCTAGCAGCAAAAAATGAATACGACCTATTTTTGAAAGCTGACCGCGAAGGCGATCCGACTGATTCTGATACACAAGTTTACGAGCTTCCAAAAGATTTTCACATAGCATTTGAAAAGAATGTAAAAGGTAAATTTGTTTCAAAATTTATAAATTATCCAGAAGGAAAGAAAAAAGTCAAATTTCAATCATTATAAAGATATTACTAAAATGAAAAACTCCGAAACCAACTCCATCATCACCTGGTCGCCCGCCAAGCGCGGGCTGCCAGATAGCGACATCACCGTCCTCGTCCACCTCGCCGATGGCGAAGTCTGGACCGGCTTTCACGATGGCGAAGTCTGGCGATTCGTCTCCGGCGACCGCATCGAGTCCCAAGTCGTCCATTGGGCACCATTCCCCGAACCGCCCACCAAGCAGCCAGAAAAGCAAATCGAACTGCCCAGTGATCATTCCAAATGGGCAACTTACATTCAACCCAGCGTCACCCAATGAAAAACACCATCGACCCCGAAATCGCCTGCCCCGCCTGCCGCCGCGAGTGGCAGGACCACCCCGGCGTCGCGCATACCTGCCGACTCGCCACCGAGTTAGCCGCCAGCCTGCGCGACATCCTCACCTATGTCCGCGCCCCCGAATACTCCCGCGACATCGGCGAGCAGGAAATCTTCTTCGACGCGGTGGAAAACGCCCGCCGCCTCGTCGTCAAAGCCGGGCATTTCCAAGACTATCCCCCCGAGCCCCATCCATGAAATTGACCACCGAGGACACAGAGAACACGGAGCAGGCTACGCCCGAGAC